GGCGGCGTGTGCTTGTTTTATATCTTCACTAGAGTTTGGTATACCACCTATCTCTCTTTCTGCTACAGATAGTTTATTCCAAAGTTTGTCTGGTCTATTCATAGAATAACCTCTATAGCCTCTTCTTCTTAAATAGTATAATAATCTAGGTTTGTTATTCTCTGCTAATATCGGCATACCATAAAACACTAACGCCATTAATACATCTTCAAAAAATATTTCAGCAGTTTGTGGTCTAGCTATATACTCTAAGAAAAAGTGGTTTGGTGGACAATCTTCCATACTAAATTTAGTAAGACCGTGTAGTGCTCCATTAGAACCTCTTCTGTCAACTGTTCCTGATATATCATAACTGTCACAACCAAAAGCCCCCATGTGTTCATTAGCAGGATATTTTACACCGTTTTTAACTATGCTATTATTTTGCATGTGTTGAGGTGGAAACCAACTTACGTTAAATCTTCCTTTGGGATCTGGATAAAATATAACTTGTGTATCTTTAATACCGTTAACCCATTGAAAGTTCCCTGTACTTATATTACCTTGTGATCCTATACCATCGTTATAATCTACCTGTTCGTATATTTTAACTAGATTAAATATACTGTTTAAAGCCTCGTCTCTAAACGCGTGTTCTGTAGTTCTTGGAAACTGTCTATAAAACTCATTTAAAGCATCGTGGTCTGATTTTAAACCTTCAGCCTCGTTGTTCCAATGTTCTATTATTCCTACATCTATTAGTTCACCGTCTGGGTCGAAGACGTCTGTGTTAGGATTATCAAATACTGGAAGTCCGTACTCATCAATAAATCCTTCGTAGTTCCATTCCATTGGGATAAACAGAGAGTATAAACCAGATTTTGTCTGACCATTTCTATTTCTCTGAGTGACATCGGATGCTTCGTATAGTTTTTTAAAATTGTCTCCACCTTTATCTAATGCATTTGAAGTAGAGCCCATCATACACTTACCAACGATTCTACTACCTAATCGTAAACATGTTTTTGTAACTCTCCAGTTGTTTAATATATTATCAGGTCTCTCCCATTTACCACTTTCGTCGTGTACTAATAAATTAAGTTTTTCACCGTCGTAACTATTATCTCCTGTGTTCTTCCAATCTATAGTAGTATCTAAACCCTGTATGTCTTCTAATTGTTCGTTAGATGTTATCTTTTTTCTTGTAAATTTACTAGCTGGAACTCTATATGCTAATTCTGTTTTAGGTCGATCCATACCATCTTGAATCGGTTTGAAAAAGAATGGGTAGTTTATACTAATTGGGACGACCTTGTCAGTAAACATTTTCTTAGCATCTGCACCTGTTTTAGAAAGTATACCATATCTACTATCACTTGAAATAGTGGCTAAATTAACTGTTTCGGCACTCGACATAAAAGAAAATCCAGATCTACGGTTTTTAAGGTAACACATTCCGTAACATCTTTTATCCGCTTTACAAGCCTCCCAGAATATATAAAACAATCTATTTGCTTCTCTATAATCTGGAGCACCAACATCAATTTTACTCCATTGTAGATACATATAGTGCGTACCGGTTATCCAGGTTGGTTTACCATTGTTCATAAACCAGAAACCCTCTTCTCGACGTTTAAATTCCTCGTCTATATAATCGTACCATTTTTCTTTACTGCTTTCCGGATAACCCCTCCAATCGAATATGTTTTTGATCCTTTGGAGCTCTTTAGGATATTCCTGCTTAACCCACTTATTCTTTGGATGTTTATATACTTCTTTAGGTGGTTTCGGTAGCGCTATAATTAAATTTTGTATTTCTATAATTTCACCTATAACTCCGTTGTTAGACAACACAATTAAATCATGTTCTTTATTGTAACCGTATTTCCACTTCTTTCCCCGGTTCATACGTGTTACAGTTGTCCTTTTTATAGGCTCTACTATTTTAACTAGATTTTGTTCGTACATTATCTTGATCTTCCTTCTGCAAATCCTTTAAAAACCTTTTCTTTTTTTTCCTCAGGTTCTTTACCCTCAATAATATTCTCTTCTTCTTGGATTCTATTAAGTATTTCAAAAGCATCAAAAATGGCCAGTTTTTTGGTGGCAGCAGCATTCTTAAGTCTGTCAGCAGTAATATCATCTCCACTGTCGACGATAGCTTCTTTCGCAACTTTGATAAGTTCATCAACCGCTTTGTGTCCAGCTTGGATTATACGCTTCTTCGTTTCCTTGATATTCATATTTAATTGTAATAAATTTGTTCATAACTCTATATAATCTTTCGTTATTTATAATAAACTCATAAGTCGAGAATGGTGTAAAACCAACTAATTCGTTTTTATTATACACACCGTCTGTATATTTAACTATACCTACACAACGTTCTTCAACCTCTTGTTTTAACTTATCTCTTTGTTTTATAGGCTGTACAAAACAATAACCATCTGTAGCAGTCCAGTTTTCGTTTCTTTTGTATAAAAATATTTGATCTTCTTTTACAAGATAAGTGTTTTCATCAAAGTAACTTCTACTATTTTTTTCATTACCTCTAACATCATGCCAACGTCTAAATACATTGTGGTGTGTTATAACGGTGTCTCCAGGTTTTATATTTGTTTCAAAAGCCGTAGGAATAGATTTAACAATAGCTTCTCTATTTACAAATTGATGGTTATATACCTCTGTGTTAACAATAAGATCTTTATCACCAATTTTAGTTGTGTTATTGTATCTATTTCCTTTTGGCTCTATAACAAAGTCAAAAGGCGCTTTCATTAATACTCTAGATTATACTCAATAGATATCGCCATGTTTTTGTTAAAGTCTTTCCATGGTAAAACATCTTTATTCTTTTTGATATATATAGAGTATTTATCTTTTTCTTCTATAATATCTGATATTGTATGTCCACCATATACATCTTGACCTACAGCGTAATGCATAGCGTTTTCTTTATAGTCTTTACCTACGGTAATTTTTCTAATCAGCTTGCTCATCGTAATTTATCTTTCCGTCATGGATGTTAATATTATCCGTGCCATATTCCTTTTTCAATTCTTCTTGCATGTTAGCAAGTTCGTTTTGAAACGACATTACATGCTCTAGAACTACTTGTTTTCTAGTTTCCAAACTACCAATCTCCATCTGTCCCCTATTAAGATTGTTAATTATATTTTGCATGTTGTTTAAATGCTCGTTACTGATTTTTGTAGGCTTTTCTACTTTTTTTGTTTTCTTTGTCATTTTATTTAATTTTAATTATTATACACTTTGACCATTTAAATAGTCGTAATTTTGTTTTCTTTGTGTTTCGTTTAATGCTATTCCATCATATATTAGAACGTCATAAAACCAACCGTTTTGATTTTCAGTATCATCTGCGGCACATCCTATATTAGATATTGTAAATGTATCGGTATCACTATGTGTTTCTGCAGAATCCCAATCTACATCATCCTGCTCATTATTCCAACCTCCAGCAGATGTACCACCATTTACATGAACGCTTAAGTTGCCTGAGTTTCTAGTAAACGTCACTATTTGCCTTTTAGTGGAATCGTTTAAAGATAACGCCGTTGCGCTTGTTTCGTCCCAAGCAAGGGCTCCAGTTCCACCGATTATTGATCTAAACTCTGTAGCATCAGCCGCTCTAAATAAATCAGTTCCACTGTTTCCTATAAAAGACCTAGAAACATTTAAATCTATAAGTCTAAATCTAATCATTACGGTAAAATCACCTGTAATTTCTATAGCTTCAGTCAAATCAAAAAACTTAGCGGTGTTAGCAAACTTTGGGGCCCCTTTATCTACCTCTGAATTTGAAGTGTCCCACCTAGGTTTGTCCGCTGATGTAGTTTGCACAGCATGATTGTCATTGCCTGATTGATCTTGCCATTGATTTATTTTATCGTTGTGACTCATAGTGACCACATTACCAGCGTCTGGTTCATCAGCAAATATAGCGGTATTAAATTTTAACCAAAGCGCTAAATTACCAAACGAAGATGGATCCACATAATCCTCTCCTAACACTGTTCCTCCTATTATTGTGTTTCCTAATCCTAACATATTAAGGTTGATTTGTTGAAAAGCCTGCGGTCCCATTTAAAGTACCGTGAGCTTGTGTTTTACTACTATCTAAGGCGTTACCTTCAAATTGGTAATAACCTATTAGATTTCCTGTTTGCGTGTACCCT